GTTTGATGGTGAGGTTAGATACACTATCACTGCCGATGCAATGGTAAAGATGAGCGTTGTTGGCACATCTGTTAGTTACCATCACCCAGCCCCCTTTTGGTTATATGATGGTAATTATTATGAGAACAACGGTACCGCCATGGCCTGGTCCCTTTTAACCAGTTTTGCCCATACAGATGTATTCTGTATTGTTCCAGCAGCTTGTGGTATGCAGTCGGCATCCCCTGCTGTTGATGATCATCAAACAGCTGGGCGCTGGTTTACTTGGTCGCCGCCAACTTTTGAAAACACAAATTTGTTTGTTAAACTTCCCTCTGTCAGGTGCTTGTCATTATATGACCACATCTTTATGTTTCACGGTGACACCCAAGTGGTGACTGTTGATAAAGATGTGTTGAGACGTGCCAGGATTAAGATCTCTGGCTTACCTCGCACCCCAGACACATATGCCACACTTCAGGCATGGGTCAAACGTGAGTTGAGTACTTGTTTGAACCCTTTGGAAGTTTCTTACACCACGGCCATAGCATTTACCCAAGATGTACAAACTGAGGTAGAGTTGATGCACAGTGTTATTAAACCAGTCAAAACGTACTTGACAAAGCTAAATTCAGCTTTAAAGTTCGATTTTGGCCGCGTCCTCCCTCACGTCCCAGCCGCAGCTGCTTGGGGCGTTGGGTATACTTTTGGCGCCTGGGTCACATTGCGCGCGTTCAAGGTTCATTTACCGAAAAAGATTTATGCCTTGACCGCAGTCGTGGGTTTTTCCGCCGTTTTGTTTCACAAGCTTGAGCTCATGGCATCATCCCCCTCTACACTCTCGTATTTTGACCGGTATAACTCCTTCATGTCAGTGGACCCTGTGGTGCATTATACATATCCGCAGGTTCTTCCCTCATGTCAAGTTGAGCGCCCACTCGCCATGATGCAGAGTGGAGCCACCATTGCTGACCGCTCGTTTGAACGTCAACGCGTTCAAGTTGGGCCTGTCTTATATGGTGTCGGTTTACCAGAGTGTATTCCTGTTGTCAGTGCTAGCACAGTTGCTAATGAGGTAATTGGTTTGCGCAACAGAGTCCTGCAAATTGTCCCAACCCCCGATGAACAGCACTTCCAGCTTCTCCATGATTGGACACATCGATGGTGGGACGTTTTATATCCTGGATCGGACGACATCACTTGGATTTCGTTCCAAGATTGGAATTGTCGGTTCCCTAGTGGCCGTCAGGATCAACACAGGGCTGCTCGTCAGAGAATCATTGAATTTGGCTGTGATTGGAAGAAGTTTGCCGTTCGGAAGACTTTTGTGAAGCGTGAGAAACTACACAAGTCATCCGTTGGTAACTTTGAGGATTATGATCCTCGAGTCATTCAAGGAGCAACTGATGAGGCAAATGTGCTCACTGGCCCCACGATCTTTTCAATAGCTAAATATCTAGCAAAAGCGTGGCATTCGAAACATGTCATCACCTACGCCTCTGGTATGAATTCTTATCAATTAGGCAGTTGGGTGATGTCACACCGCACACACCAGAGGAAACCGACTTACCCTCTGGAAGATGATGCGTGGAGATATGATTCCACCATTGGAATTTTCGCTCTATTGTATGAGTTTTCTATATATGAGCGAATGCGGGCATCCCCAGAGTGTATGAAGATGTTATACGCTCAATTGGAGACCCTTGGATATACCAGGTCAGGTGTGCAATACACGGTTGCTGGTCGCCGTAAATCCGGTGACCCAAATACGACTCTTGGTAATACCACAACCAATGGTGTGTCTCATTTGTTTCAATTTGCCCAACATCTAGCACTCAATAATGATGATTATGAGTCTGTTATGGATGTTGATCCGAGAGACGTACCGATGCGGTCAATCGTCATGGGTGATGATTGGCTTGGGGCTACTCATGTCCCTTTTCAAGACATGAATTTTGATTTGGAAGCCTCGATGTTGCAGCTCGGTTTCGTCTCTCAAGTCAAAGTCCCATTGTCATGGGACGTGGCTTCATTTTGTTCAGGTTATTTTTATCCGGCCCAGTATCCAACTGGTGAGGAGCGCATCAATGCCCATTGCTTAGTTTATGGGCCTAAAATTGGTAGAGCCCTCTCCAAGTTTGGTTTTTCTATTGGGTTTCAACCTGACAAAGACGCGTGGAATCGTGGAGTTTTGCAATGTTTACAGTCTAATTGTAACCACATTCCATTTTTAGCAGATATTTTGCGACGATTGAAAAAGATCGTCCCTTCCGGGCGTCATGTGATCGTGAGTCCTGAGCAAAAATTCAAGTTTAATGTGGACCGGTCATATGAGCTCGACGATGAGGTTTGGCGGATGATGGATGCATTGTACGGATTAGGACCAGCTGACTTGGAATCCTGGCGAAAAGCTATTTTAGTCATTGCCAGCTTCCTTCCATCATCCTGCTTTGGCCGTGATCTTGGCCAAAGATCTATAGTCAGCCTAGCGTGGCCCCAACCTAAAATACAGCTTGGCAACTGGGGGCCATAAGTGCCACTTGTGAGAAAGATGCAACGTCAATCTCAACGAAGAAATGTACCCCGTCGTACAGCACAACCCCGTGCACGTGTTAACCCAAACACCCCCAACCAACCCTCAACTCGCCGTCGAAAACCCTTACCCAACAGACGAAAGCGTTGAGCCCCAGCCACTGGTGATGCTGCCCTCCGCCTCTCCCAGTGCGCTAGAGACTATGCTGCCGCCCTGGCTGATCCCGTGGG